ATGGCAAAAGAGTATTACCTTTATGTCGGAGGACAAAAGGTGAAAGTCAGTGAAGATATTTATAAAGTCTACTGGCGAGAACGAGAACACGAGAAGTATTTAGAGCAGGTGGACAGAAAAAACCACCTGCTTTTCTTTTCGTCATTGGATCATGATGGACACTTTGTAGATAATCTTGTTGATGAAAGCGTTGATGTTGAAAAGATTGTTGAAACACAGATGATGATTGAGGCGGTAAGAAATGTTATATCAAAATTAAACGATGAAGAAAGAGACATCATTGAGCGTTTGTATTTCAATGACGAAACACTATCGAGTATAGCAAGAGGTAAGAAGGTGAGTTACCAAGCTATACAATGGCGAAAAAATAGCATTCTTAAAAAATTAAGGGTGTTATTGGAAGAATTTATGAAGTGATCACCTTGTGTATGAGGGCAGATTTTCCTTGTTTAAGGTGAAGGGAGATCTGTCCTCTTAATCTAATTGAAGAATTATTTTCAAGAATTGCTTAAAAGAAAATCTCTCTAAAAGCCAATAGGCACTTGTTCCTTGACAACTGAATAGACCAAGGTAGGACTTTATCTACTTGTGGAGAATTATGGCTTACGCCATGACCTTTCTGCTGAAAGAGATTTCGGTTTTATGAATACTGGGTTAGCCAAGGATACAAGAAAGTGAGCGATAAATAAGAATACATAAAAACAGAGGTGGCAATCTGTTCGGTGATACAAGTAGTGATAATGATACTTCAATAGTTTAAGCCGGCTCATCTGGAATAAGGGGCGGAGGTGAGATTCCTATGTTGCTGCCAAGCACCTACCAATGTCATAAAACTTATAAATAAATTTGAAAGAGGAGGATTTAGAAATGAATAATGAATTATTAAAATACAGCCTCCAATTATCTATGTTATCTATACTGCTTTCTAAACACTTGCTCAGTGATATTGAATACAAAAAGATAAAACTAAAGCTGATGAAAAAGTATAATATCTCCACAGAATTATATTTATAATGTTTTGCAAGTGTGGTATAATAGAACTGCATAGAAATATACAAAAAGGAGGCGGATGCAGTGAAAAAAGATGTTAAAGTTATTAAAGGTGATACCACACTGAAGAGAACTGCATCAGGTTGTGTTCAACGCTCAATAAAGAGAGTAGCAGCTTATTGCAGAGTAAGTACGGATACCGAAGATCAAATTAACAGCTATAATTCTCAAGTAGAACACTATACAGATTTTATAAAGCAAAACAATGAGTGGACACTTGCGGGAATATATGCTGATGAAGCGATAACCGGTACACAGGTTGATAGAAGAATTGATTTTCAAAGGTTGATAAATGATTGTATGAATGGCGATATAGATATGGTGATTACAAAATCCATATCAAGATTTGCAAGAAATACTTTGGATACTTTGAAATATGTAAGAAAGCTCAAGGAATATAATGTTGCGGTATTTTTTGAAGAAGAAAACATCAATACCTTAACAATGGACGGTGAGTTGCTTTTAACTATTTTAAGCTCAGTTGCTCAACAGGAAGTAGAAAATATTTCAGCCAATGTTAAAAAAGGCTTGAGAATGAAGATGGAAAGAGGTGAAATGGTCGGGTTTCAAGGTTGCTTAGGTTATGACTATGACCCGGAAACCAAGAGTATTTCCATCAATGAAAAAGAAGCTGAGATTGTACGATATATTTTCAGAAGATACCTTGAAGGTGTTGGCGGAATGGTTATTTCCAGAGAGCTTGAAGAACAAGGTTATTTATCACCAAGAGGACATAAGAAGTGGACTGAAACTACGGTTTTAGGAATTATTAAGAATGAAAAATACAAGGGCGATCTTCTCATGGGTAAAACATTCACTGTTGATCCTATTTCAAAAAGAAGATTGGATAACTTTGGGGAGCAGGATAAATTCTACATTGAAAACCATCATGAGCCTATTATTTCAGAAGAAGATTTTGAAAAAGCGCAGGGAATCAGATTAAGAAGGGCAAAAAACAGAAATACAGTTGCAAACAATGGTGGTAAAAGAGAAAAGTATTCAAGGAAATATGCTTTCAGTAGTATGCTTGAATGTGGTTTTTGCGGTCATATACTTTCAAGAAGAAATTGGCACTCAAGTTCTGAATATAAGAAAGTAATTTGGCAATGTGTTAATGCCACTAAAAACGGAAAGAAGTATTGCCCACACAGCAAAGGCATTGAGGAAGAAGCCATAGAAAAAGCATTTATGGAAAGCTATCGTCAGGTATGTCACAACAATGTGGAAATCACGAATGAATTCTTGAAAACTGTGGAAGAAGAACTAAAAGATAATAGCTTATCAAAGGATTTGAAGAAAATTAGTAATCAACTTGATAAAATACTGAAGAAAGAAAAAGACCTTGTTGAATTAAGGCTTAATGAATCAATCAGTATGGACATATATCAAGAGAAATATAATGAAATATCTATCAGTAAGGAAAAATTGCTTGAAGAAAAAAGAGCGTTAGAGATAACTCTAACTGATGAAAAAGCATTAAAGAAAAGGCTTGAAGGATTTAAGAAGCTATTGGAGTCAAATAAATATCTTGAAAAATTTGATAGAACTGTATTTGAAAGTATAGTAGACAAAATCATAATCGGTGGAACTAATGATGATGGAGAAATTGATCCTGCAATGATTACTATCATATATAAGACAGGGAAAAAAGACTCTCAAGATGGACGATTATTCAAGAGCAGAAGAAAAAATGCAAAAGCTGCTGAGGAAAATGACAGCAATAAATTGTATCCTCAATCAAGCAACGAGGTTAATAAATTGTGTTTCTATTCAACAGACAACACATGTTGAGTGCGTAGTATTGATGTCAAGAGTTGCACCCACTAAGTAAATAAAGTGTAGAAAATAAAGGCTTATTTATAGGCCATCGTTAAAAGGTATCGGTAGTCTGGAGTAAGCCTTATTATTTATGATAAAAAGTGATTGAGTGGGAACATATCCATAGACAAAAGTTGACACTAGGGAATGGATAACAAGAAAAAATGTACCCACTTGCACCCACCTATAAATTTGATAATTGCAAAATAGCCTAATTAACATTATAATATATCTAAGAAACAAGTATACTAAAATATTGGTGGAGAATCTCTATGAATGGAAGAAAAGATATGGCTGAAAATGTAACTGTAATACAGAAGCAGAGAGTTATAAAAGATTATGCTGTGGGGATATATGCTCGTGTAAGTACAAGCCATAAAGCCCAAATGGATAGTTTATCGGCACAAGTATCGGGATTGACGAGACTTGCGGCTGCACATAGAACATGGTTTGTGGCGGATGTTTTTATTGATGTTGCATCTGCTAAGACAGGATCAAAAAGATCAGAATTTAATAGAATGATAAATGAGTGCGAGCATGGGAATTTAGATATTATTCTTACCAAAAGTCTCAGTCGTTTTGGACGTGATGCTAAAGAAGGCTTAAAAGCTATTAGAAGAATACAAGCAGCTGGGAAAAGAATTATCTTTGAGAAAGATAAGATAGATACAGAGACCGTTAAAGATGAATTATTGATTAGTATAATTGAAGCGTGTGATCAAGCAGAAAATGACTGGAGAAGCGAAAATATACGCTTGGGCTTAAAATATAGAGCCGAGGATGGAACATCAGGACTATATAATAGAGCCTGTTACGGCTATAAAAAAGATAAGAATGGAATGCTTATAATTGATGAAGAAGAAGCAAAAGTTGTTAGAAATATTTTTGACTGGTATCTTGAAGGATATAGCATTGGAGGCATCATAGATAAACTGGCAGAAAAGAAAATAAAGACATCGAAAGGTAAAGAACGATGGAGTAAAAGAGCGATTGAATCTACACTCACACGAGAAAAATATACAGGTGATGTGGCAATTGCGGATTCAGGGGGATCTGAGAATCGTTATTTGAATAAGAACCATCACGAAGGGATAATTTCAAAAGGGCAATTTGAAGCAGTTCAACTAGAAATGGAACTTCGTAGTAATGTTGAAATTGGAGAAGATGGAAAGGCTCGAAGAAAGAGTAAAAAATATAGTTCGAAGATACTAAAATGATAGGAGAAAATATATGAGAGATAAGTATTCTAAGTCTAATATTAATAATGTTTCGGGAAATATTTTTAATGGCCCAACTAATATTGTGGCAGGTAATAATTATTCTAAGGAAGCTGAAGAAGATAAGGTTGCATCATATACACCAGAACCTGTTTGGAGAAGTCCGATAACAATGGCAATGCTTTCATGGATAGGATTTATAATTTCTTTAATAGGACTTTTCCCAATGTATAAAATATTTGAGCCCTTAATCAATTTAATAACTAATGAGAGTATTAAGTCAGATTCAAATAATAGTATTTACTTCATAATTTTTTCTGTAATATCGATACTTCTTGTGCTAGTCATGTTTTTGAGGAATATTACAAAAAAAGAAACTAGACATCCCTTATTCTTTAATTATGCAATAAGCGGTCTTGGAAGGAAGATCACAATAGAAAAAATTCATATTGACAAATGTCCTATATGTGGTGGCACAATGAAATATTTCAATAAGGCTGTAGAATGGAGAAATACAACATATTCTGATGGAAAAACAAAAAGTGAGGTTACAAAAAAAGTGCCTGCGTTACAATGCAAGCGAAATTCAGATCATTGGTATGAAGTGGATCCGGCTGCAGATAAATTAAAATAGGTTTAATGAAAATAAGTATATTATTGTTGTAAAGTTGCAACTATATGCAAATTAAAAAATTGCAGTTGATGCTGGACAAATATTTTCGAGTGAGAAATTTCTGAAAAAGATTAATAATTTATATAGTATATAAAATAGCCTAATCAAAAATTATATGTTTGAAACAATAGAAATATTATAGTTATTATAAAATCAATGGGTTTTGCAGAGGTATTTAATTTTCCAAAATAGCCTAATAATCTCATGTGGAGTGCGTAGTTTTGATGTCAAAAGTTGCACCCACTAAGTAAATAAAATGTAGAAAATGAAGGCTTATTCATAGGCTATCGTTAAAAGGTATCGGTAGGTTAGAGTAAGCCTTATTATTTGAGAAAAATTAAGGTTGAGTGGGAACATATCCATAGCCTAGAGTTGACACGAGAGAATAGATAACAAGAAAAAATGCACCCACTTACACCCACTTTGAAATTTTGATTTGATGCAGAAAGAAAGGTACTGTATCGTGTGGAGAAGAGATGAAAATGTAGGAATTGATACACAAACCCACGCTTATATTACTCAATTTGCTTAAAATAAAGACTTTAGGAAAAATCAAAAATTGAATAAAAATAATCGTTGCTCTAGCTTATCAGAAAGCTAGATTTTTTTATTTTAGGTGTGTCAATTTCAATAACAAGGGGGTCAATAAAATCATTTTGGGTGTGTTTTGAATTAATGATATATCAAGCAGTGCATGAAATATAATCAATTATATCAAAACATATATTAAATAATATAGAAAAATGTTATAATACAAGGTGGAAGCACATTAATAACAAATGAGAGGAATTTTGATATGGATCAAAACTTTATAGATAAGTGGATAAGTATTGATGAAGCTGCAGAATATTTAGGTATAAAAACAGTAACACTTAGAGGTTGGATAAAAAAGATGATACACTTCCAGCACATAAAGTTGGAAAACAATGGAAATTTAAGTGTTCAGAAATAGATGAATGGATAAAGAGTGGAAAGAGCGCTAATGTTGATTAGAAATGAGGAGTAAAGCTTGAAAGAAATATTATTAAGCATGAAACCTGGATGGTTCAACATGGTGGTTTCTGGAGAAAAGTTATATGAGTATAGAAAACATTTCCCCGAGGGAAAAGTTAGAGCCTATATATATGTTACTTCACCTATTAAGGCAATAGAAGCTATTATTGAATTTGGAGAAAGAATTAATCTGTTGGACTTGAAAAGTAAAGATTATGTATCACAAGATATGCTCTCAAAAATAGATTATTACCTTGAAAATAGCAATTATGCTGTTCCAATATTAAAAGTATATAGAACTTGTAAAGTTGACTTAAATCATATACGACATCAAGTCAAAGGATTTATTGCTCCTCAAATGTACTATTTTTTGAGAGAAGAGTCAAAACTTACAGATTTTATACATAGCCAAGCTCAAATTATAGGGCAACCAATATATGAAAATATACTTGAGAAAATATCGAAAGATGATTTGTGTAAAATTTTTGATAGATCGGAGGTTAGAAATATGGGGCAATTATCATTATTTGATGACCCGAATTTTTTAAATAATAATAATAAAGAAAAACAAGTTGATAAGAGCAAAATTCTAGGTATACATCCTAAATTAGTATCATTATTTAGTGGATGTGGCGGAATGGATCTTGGTTTTAAACAGGCTGGATATGAAATAGTTTATGCGAATGATTTCGATTCTGATGCACAGAGAGTTTATGAAAAAAACTTTGGGGAAATTGATAAGAGAAGCATATTAGATGTAGATGAAAAGGAAATTCCTGATTGTGACATCCTAACTGCTGGATTTCCTTGTCAGCCATTCTCTAATGCAGGAAATCGAAGGGGCGTTAACGATTCGCGTGGAAATTTATATAAAGAGTGCTTAAGAGTAATAAATGAAAAACACCCCAAAGTAGTAGTTTTTGAGAATGTTAGAGGTCTTCTTTCAACGAAGGATGAAAATGGTAATCCTCTAATAGAAACTATTATTAGTAATCTATATGAATTAGGATATAAAACAACATATAAACTAGTAAATGCAAGTTCATATGGAGTTCCACAGAATAGAATACGAGTGATTGTTGTTGCATTTAGGAAAGACTTAAATAAAATGTTTATTTTTCCAGAAGAACAATCTAAAGAAGGTCTAAATATCGGGATGTGTTTAGATATACCAGAAGAAGTTCCTAATCAGGTTGATTGGCCTTTTTCACCACAAGCTATGAATTTAATTCAACATATTCCTGAAGGAGGATCTTGGAAAAGTATCCCTTATGAATATTTACCAGAAAGATTTAGGAAAATCAGGGATAATATGAAACGTTATCATGCTCCTAATATGTATAGACGTTTTGCGCGTACTGAAATTGCAGGAACAATAACTGCTTCAGCACAACCAGAAAACTGTGGGATTATTCACCCATTAGAAAATAGAAGATTGAATGTAAGAGAGATAGCCAGAATACAAACATTTCCTGATGATTTTACATTTTTTACAGATAATAAAAAATCTGTGACAGGTATGTATAAAGTTATCGGTAATGCGGTACCACCAAAACTGGCAGAAATAATTGCAACTGAAATTTTGTTACAGTTATCAGATGAATTAGAGAAGGAGGAATAGAGCTTGAAAAGAATATATGTATCAAATAATGGGTTGAAAAAATGTGTAGAGTACTTTCGTAATACTATAATTTCTTCTCCTGAACAGCTTGGAATGTTCTTCTTCTTTAAATCTATAGGCTTTAGTGAAAATGAGTACAAAGCATTTCCTAAGGTTAGTGGTATTTCGGATGAGCAAAGACAAGATTATTTAAAAAAATTATATAATCTTTCTGCTGTTTTCGATAAAGATGCAGAAAGCGGAGAGAAAAGATGTTGTCTTTTTCCTTTTTCTATAACTTCGGAAATAGGTAGCAAGCAGCAGTTTAACCCAGGGACAGTATTTAAAGGTTTGCTCAGTAGAATGAGAGATACTGTAGATAATACATTGGTTGATGATACGAAGTTTTTGAGAAAGGATGATACTAATCCAGATTTTTTTAAATTTCCTAGAGATTATATACAGATACTGCAGAATAACTTTCTAAATAATCAACGTATATCTCTAGTATATTTTTCAGCATGGTATTTTAGGTTTAGGGGCATTGAGTGCAATGATTCTTGGTTAGAAAATCCAAATGTTGATCTATATAAAGCATTTACTAGGGTTTGCACAAAAACATTGGTAGAAGAATTAAAATTGACAGATAGTGAGTTAAATGAACTATTCTATCATGATGAGGATGAGATAATACCATATTCATCAAATAAAATAAGTGGCGCTGATTTAAGAGGCCATTTACAATTTGCTAAGGATAGTATTCCTGAAATAAAAGAATTACCAAGAGGAGGAAATGATTATATGAGTGATACAAAAGATATTGAAATCCAAAAGACTGAAGAGTTATCACAACCAACAGGAAATAATATTACTGTTGATAGTTTAAAATCATTATTAAATGCGTTGAAGCAAGTTATTCTATATGGTGCACCAGGAACAAGCAAATCACACATTACAAACAAAATAAAAGATGATTTTGAAGACTCAGCCATGATACAATTTCATGCAAGTTTAACCTATGAGCAGTTTATAGGGGGGATTTCCGTAGATTCTGATGGTAAATTTATATCGAAGCCAGGTATTTTTCTTGATTTTTGTGAACGAGCAAGAAGAGAAGAGGAGAATGGAAAGAAGTATTTGTTTATTATTGATGAGATCAATAGAGGAAATGTATCAAAAGTATTTGGAGAAACAATACTGACTCTTGATAGAGAGTATACAGCTGATTTAGTAAGTCCCATAATATGGGAAGGTAATTCTGTCAAAAAATTCTCCATTCCTTCTAATGTATACATTATTGCAACGATGAACTCTGCCGATAGAAGTATTGCTCAGATAGACTATGCAATTAGACGAAGATTTGCCTTCGTTAAGTTTTATCCTAATTATGAGCTTATTGAATCTATTTCAGATTGCACGGAATTATCAGATATAAAACCAAATGTTTTGTTTAAGAGTATTAATAAGGCGCTTCTTAATGTTCTTAAAGACGAAAATATGATTCTTGGACATGCTTACTTTATACCTAAATGGGCAATTCAAGATGATAAGAAAATACATTGGACTCCAGAGGTATTAAAAGTATTGATTAATTATTATGTGTTGCCAATCATTGAAGAGTATACATATGGTAATAGTAGATATCTGGCAAATATTCTCGGAAGAACAATACCAACACGAATAGATGATAACGACTTGTTTATAAGCGAAATAAAGAAGCAGTTTAGAGTAGATTAATAGGGGGGGTATTTATATGAATGAAATTCATATACCTCAAGGTGGGTCGTTAAGACTTAATGAAGATGAAATAAGTATTTTGAGTTCAACATTTAAAAATATTGGTGTTGATATATCTTGTATTGATTTTAACCAAGGGATTGTTTCTTTTCCACAAGCATATGTTGGTTATATTAGTTTGCCAGGTAGAAAAATAATTATTAATCCAAAACATGAAGGAGTTACTTTTAAGCATATTCTGCGTATATACTATTTTCTATACACGTCAGATTCTTCAGATCTAGATGAACCTATTTATGATATGGATGCTGAAAAATCGTATGATATAATTCAAAATTTTGTACATGAATTAGAAATTGTAACTAAGAAAGGGTTGCCTGTAGAATATAAAAATAGGAGAAACACTCTTCAGTATCTACGTGGCAATATTAATCTTACAAATACAGCATTGAATGTAAAACTTGGCAAAAAAGACATCTTTGATTGTGAATATGATGAACTGTCTCATGATGTTCCTATAAATCAGGTTTTATATAAGGCACTAAAAAAAGCTGCACAGATGGTTGATTTAGGCACTGGATCTCTATTAAGCAAAAGTTTTCATGATGTATCTGAGGTTTTCGAAGTACCACAGAATATACAATTAAACACTAATACAAAGTACTGCAAAAAGGTAATGACACTTGCATATATGATTTTGAATGATTTAAGTATTTCAGATTATGGCAATTCAACATATGGACAAAACCTCTTAATTAATTTTGATCGTGTTTTTGAGGAATTTATTAAAAAGATTCTTACAGTTTATTCCGGTGATTATAACTTTACTTATTGGGATGACGAAAAGACATATGCTTTATGTAGAACACATGATAGAGAGTTTTTTAAATCATATATTCCAGATATGTTATATGGATATCAGAGTAAAAGTTTTCCAAATACAGCATATTGTATTTTAGATATGAAAAATAAAACATCAAAGCCATTTAGTAATGCGGATGTTTATCAAATGTTCTTTTATGCAAATCAGTTAAAGAGTAAAAAGGTCATTCTATGTTATCCTGCAAGCAAAAATATAAGTAATGCTCTATTGAGTTTTGAAAACGAAGACTTTTTAATAAGAAAGATATATGCTGCTTATATAAATATTGCAGGAGATACGTCAAAAGACTTTAAAAATAATATATATTCTTTTATAGAGAACGTTAAGAATTTATTATAGTTGTTTATAATGAAGGGAGGTTGCAAAAATTGAAAAGGATATGCTTAGGAACAATAATAACCTTAATACATCAAAGTCGCACACGCAGTGCAGACACGATTAAATCAGTGTGTGGTGGTATTTTTGCGACCTTTGGATTGGATATCAATAATTACAATAAAGAATTACCAAGTCATTTAAAGAGTGGCCATGATCCTGTGCCGGGTGATCTATTTGCAAAGGCAAGGACAATTGATATTAATGAGGTAGCATCTGGAGTTGAACGTTATATTTTACCGCTTATACACCCTGATAAGCATAAATGTCTATTTTGTGCAATCAAGGATGTTATCCGAGATGACACATACATTACTGATAGTACGATTATTGGAACTATGCCAGGGTACGAGAAGGAAAATATTTTGAAGTATGATTCTTTTTATGAATCTATTACTCTAGCAAATATTTTAATTTTTGCTATCACCCAAGTAGAAAATGACAAGCTAAAAACAAATATTCGTGAAATAGGAAAAGATTATGTAGATAGTTTTTTAACTTTAAAAGAGAGTCTTTTTTTCTTATCGCCTACAGTTGAAAATGATCAAGTTTTTCCACTGAAGAGAACATTGAAGGATCCAATGTTTGATAGGGTGTTTCTAAAAGCTACTGATATTACAGTCTCTGCACTTGCTAATCCGACCCAAGCTTCTGTGTTCTATATCGATCCGACAAATTGTAAATTTAGGTTTAGTGGTTTAAAAGATTTTATAATTAATAATGTCGGAAGCTATGTTTTTTCTAGAGCACAGATAAAGCGTATTATCGATAGAACAAAGAATCCTGCTGCTGTAGGGGCAAATGCAATGCTGAAATTTATGACAGCATATGGTACGAAGGCGGAAACAGTACTTGGAGAAATTCTACTTTATACATTTATGGAGCAGGAATTAGATGCTCCGAAAATTATGAGTAAGATTGAAATTGATGAATCCAATCGCAATATAGTTAGTAAAAGTGATGGAGTGCACTTGTTATCAATTAATAAATCTGGACAACCGTTTCATCAGCTTGTTTTTGGAGCATCTGATATTATTGGAGATTTGGGTATGTCTATAGATCGTGCCTTTGAAAAAATACTGTCGATTGAAGCTAATCAGGACATAGAATTACGAATGGTTGATAACACAACACAATGGACTATTTATGATCCAGAAGCAACAAAGTATATGGTTGAACTTATGACTCCTCAACGAAATGGTTCCTACAAACCGGATATGGCTTTTGGTGCATTTCTAGGATATACCATTAATTTAGATCAACCAGAAACGGATAGCCAAAAATATCGTACCGCTGTAAAGGAACAACTGAAAAAGGACATAGACAGAGTGCAACCATATATTATAAAGAAAATCCAAGACAATGGGCTAAGTGGATATAGTTTTTATTTTTATATACTACCTTTTAATGATGCACCGCACGAAAAAACTAGTATTATTAAAGAATTACTTACAGGAGGTGGTATTTAATGAATCTTGTACCAAGAAATACCACACTCGCAGAAGCATTGTATAGAGATATTGAAAAAAATGAGTACTTACAAGAAATATATGGAGATCTCCTTTATAATTATTCAATAAATTTATTTCACAGCGATAGAAGACAAAGAGATATTCCTATTGCTGATGCTTTACGTTTTGCAGATCTTTTGGCAAAATCAACATATCCGATGACTGCAGATAGAGATCACTTGTGGGGGCAAGAAATTGCTATTTTACTACGTCTGCTCTATCCGGAAGATGAAGCTGTGAAGTATTATTTAGGATCAGTGCTCTCTTCAGTTGGAAATTATCGAGGCCTAATGTCAAAAACGATGGAAGGCTTTCATAGTGAAGACTTTTTTGACAGTGTATATTATGAGTATGATAAAGAAGAACATCGAATTCCTGGAAAAGAGAAGGAATATTTTTTTAATGATCAAATGATGGTATATAAGGGGCTAAAAGAAAAATTTTTTAGTTACTCAGGACCTACATCAATGGGAAAATCATTTGTAGTTCAAACTTATATTCAACAACAAATTGAAAATGGATCAACTGAAAATTTTGCTATTCTTGTACCAACAAAAGCTCTTATTAATGAGGTGAAGAGTAATATGATAGGAGTTTTACAAGGAAAACTTAAAGATTTGAATTATCGTGTTGTGACCGCATCTGGTGATTTGGTGTTGCAACAAGACCACCATTTTATTTTCATTATGACTCCAGAACGTTTACTTCATATGTTGATTGAACGAGAAAATATATGTATCGATTTCTTATTTATAGATGAAGCACACAAAATATCTAGTCGTGGTGGAAGAAGCTCTTATTATTACAAAGTTCTTACTCAGATTGGAAAGATGCAACAACTTCCAACAGTAATATTTGCTTCACCCAATATTCCTAATCCTGAAATTTATATGAAAGCAATTCCAGGGATAGAAAAGACACAGATGAAAAAGCTAAAATCGAAGTTTGCTCCGGTATGTCAGTTTAAATATTTTTTAAATGTACCTGAGCGAGGTGGATACTATTACAATGATTATAGTAAGAAATTAGAGCGCTGTTATACCTTGCCAGAAGGACAAGAACTTTGTGACATTGTTGCTATGGTCGGGTATGATAAACAAAATGTTGTATATTGTAGTTCTCGTAAAAGTGTTCTAGAACAGGCAGTAAAGTATGCTCAAAATATAACTCCTAAAGATGATAGCGAACTCATATCACTTGCTGCAGAGATCAGAAAAGAAGTACATGACGATTGTTATCTTGCTGACTTGATCCTTAGAGGTGTTGCATATCATGTAGGGTATTTGCCTGCAAATATTAGACTTCGTATAGAAAAGAGCTTTGAAAAAGGCGTTTTAAGAACTATTTTTTGTACAAGTACGCTAGTAGAGGGAGTAAATCTCCCTGCAGATAATCTTTTTATTACAAGTTATCGAAATGGTCTCAGTAATATGGATGAAGTAGATTTTAGAAATCTTATTGGACGTGTTGGAAGAATCAAATATAACTTGTATGGAAATGTTGTGCTTTTGAGGCTAGACGATAAACTTAAAACCGAACGATATAAAGAATTACTTACTAATGATGTGCCGCTACAAGAACTATCTATCGAAATTAAGAATAACACAGATTGTATGAGTGCACTTATTAAGGATCTTACTGATGGCGATATTGAAATGAGTACTTGTCATGAAAAAGCAACGGAAACAGATTTTGAAGCACTTAGAAAGTTTGGTCTTATTTTAATTCGTGATTTAGCGAATGGTGATAGAACTCCAGTTTCGCAAAAATTTGAAGAGTATCTTACAGATAAACAAAAAAGACGTATTATTGAAAACTTCCCAATTGAGAGTACAAGTGATGACATCACAATTTCACATGATCAGGCAGATAAGTTGCATGATGCCATCATCCAAGGTCTTCATTATCCAGAGATAAATGGAGAAAACGATGAAGTAGATTTTGAAGAGTTAGTTGATTTTATGATGAAACTACGAAGAATTTTCAAATGGGATATTTATGAAAAAGAAACTTTAGGTAGACCTGGAACTAATAAATTTGATTCAGTAATGAGGTGGTATTCTACTATTTTACTTCGTTGGATTCGTGGTAACGGATTACAAGTATTAGTTAGCAGTGCGATTTCTTTTAAGGAAAAGAATCCGAATACAGGTGTATGGTCTGGAAAATATAGAGTTGATGAAATATATAACCCTAATTCTAAGTATCATAAAAATTTAGTAATAGCAGAATCATTAAGCGTAATAGAAAGTGTTTTGTTGTTTAGTATTGCTAATTATTTCAGGAAGTTTTCACTTGAATATAAATCAGTACATCAAGTAGATAATTTTGATAATGATTGGTATGAATTTGTAGAGTATGGAACGATAAATCCGGACACAATATTTTTACAACAAAATGGATTTTCTAGAGAAGCTTCTTTGTTTATACAAAAACCATCAAATTATTCCAAGTATATGGTAGTGGTGGAAAGTGTAAAGAAAATAAAACTAAGCATTTTAGAATGTGGAAATATAGGAGTAGAGACTGAAGCTGCAGATATTCAGTACAATGTTCCGGAACTGTTTATAGAATAAAAATGGAAGCTATAATAGCCTCTTGCGAAAGCAAGGGGCTTATTTTTTTTGCAATTTTTAATTTCCCAATTCACTCCCAATTCTCACCCAAAATCCTCCCAACTTAGGCTGTATTTTTAAATACCAACAATTTTTATAATAAAAGTGACCAAAGTAATTCGGTCAAATTTGAAAGAAAGCGAGGTGATACATAGGGAAAAGAATTCAAAACAGACATCTAAGACAGTAGCTTCTAAAGCGAGCTAAGTTCTTCGTGATGGTCGTTACAGCAAGATATCAAAGTCTGTAGCTGGGAGTGCACTAGCACAAACTAAAAAGAGTGGAAGGTAAGCTCTAAAAAATAACCTTATATAACAAAGTAGTGACTGATTTGAATAATCGGCCTACATAAACTAAATTATTTCAGAGCCTGATTAGCTATAGGGCAATGGGATACATCATAAGGCACTCACAGATTTACCTGTGAGATGCTATGTGAAGTACCTCTATTTTCCTATGGCTATTTTTGGCAAGAGAGTCGGTACTTCATATAGTATCGGCTCTTTTTGTATCCCTTGCCCAGACTGCTATCAGCAGAAAGGTAGGGATTTTAAATGCGAATTAAAAAAACAGATCAAAATGAACGTGGTGTCTACAAGTACACCACAACAGAAAGAACAGAAAAAGGTGCATACGTTGAAAAGACAATTACACTCAAACCCGGAGAAAATGGTGTAACGGAGCTGGATATTAAAATGCTACATTCGATGGATGATAGCGAGGTTTACTACAATCTAAAGAATGCCAGACCAGAAAGAACAAAGGAAGAAAAAGCTGAGATAAAAGTATGGAAACAAAAATTTGTCGGCGACTTCAAAGAAAGACATGGATATGAACCGAACAAGTACATCATAGAAGATGCAGTTAACGATGCTTTTCCAAGAGACTATAACTTATCTCTAGATTTTGATGCTGATGGAGACATTGACCCAGATAAAAGGTTGATTGCATCTATCTCAGATAAAGAATCGGATGAAATGTTTGAATGGTCTGAGCGTATGGAAGAGGTGCTTTCCTTATTAACTGACAAGCAAAGATTAGTGATTAATCTCATGTTTGTAGAGGGATATAAGCAGTCAGAGATTGCAGATTTAATGAATATTTCATCTGCTGCAGTCAAGAAGCATTTAGATAAAGCGAAAGAGATAATCAAAAATAATTTCTAAAAAAATTTGGACGGGGTTAAAAACTCGTCCTTTTTCTTTGCCTGTGATGTGTAAGGGAGAAAGCCTTACAGAAAGGAGCAAGTCTATGAAACACAAAGTGATTATCAATGTAACAAATGATAAGGGTGATAAGACGAAAGTTTTATGTGGAGCACAGATGTGGCTGCCAAGAAGGCTAATTAAGTGGTTGTTTGGCGAGTACACACAAGTATATCTATTAGAGCCAGGTAAAACCGTTGAATCAGTCGATGTCAAAGAGATTATGAAAGGAGAATCCCTATGAAAAAAGAATTTGTAGAACTAGTAGTTAAGGATTTAGAGATGCTGACATCTCATCTTAAAGAACTATTGGTAGATGAAGAAGATGGAAAAGTAGAAAAGACAAGGGCTGAGCCTAGTAAGAAAATCAGTCTAGAAGATGTAAGAGCAGTGCTTGCAAAACTTAGTCAACATGGAAAAACAGCTGAAGTAAAAGACCTTCTTACTAAATATGGTGCAACGAAGCTATCTGATGTTGATGAAGGAAAGTATAAAGACTTATTAAAGGAAGCGGAGGGAATCGAAATTGACTAAGCAGAAGGTGAATTGCACCACAGGTGAAAGAGATGCTGGCCTGGGCCATGCAGTTTTATCTCCATCCAGTTCTCATAGGTGGCTAAACTGTACACCAAGTGCAATGCTTGAACTTGAGTTTGAAAATACTAGTTCATCGGCTGCAGAAGAAGGAACAGCTGCTCATACATTTTGCGAACATAAGCTAAAAAAGGTACTTCATATGAGAAGTAAAAGGCCAGTATCGGATTATGACTCTGATGAAATGCAAGAATGTACAGATGCCTACGTGGACTATGTGATGGAGCAATTAGAAATCGCAAAACAAGTGTGTAAGGATCCTATGATTCTTATCGAGCAGAAGGTGGATTTTTCAGAGTATGTTCCCGATGGTTTTGGAACGGCAGACTGTCTTATCGTGTCAGATGAAATACTTCATATCATTGATTTTAAATACGGATTAGGTGTTTTAGTTGAGGCATATGAAAACCCACAGATGAAGTGTTATGCCCTTGGAGCATTGGCAATATATGAAAGCCTATATGACATCAAAGAAATCAGCATGACAATTTTTCAACCTCGTAGGGAGAATATATCGACCTATACGATATCTACGAGTGAACTGAAAAAATGGGCTGAGGAAGTCTTAAAGCCAAAAGCAGAAATGGCCATTAAAGGCGAAGGTGAATACTGCTCCGGTGAGTGGTGTAAGTTCTGCAGGGCATCTGTTAGATGTAGGGCAAGAGCAGAAGATAAGCTAAAACTTGCCAAGGAAGAATTTAAACTGCCACCACTACTTACGGATGAGGAAATCGAAGAGATTTTATCGATTATTCCTGACTTAACCAAGTGGGCAAATGAGATTATGAACTATGCAACGGAAGCTGCAGTAAATCATGCAAAGAAGTGGACTGGATTTAAGATAGTCGAGGGCAGGTCGATTCGTAAGTATAAGGACGAAAATGCAGTAATCCAAAAGGCAAAAGAACATGGATATACCGATATCTTTAAATCTAGTCTCATTACTCTAACAGAAATGCAAAAGTTAATGGGCAAGGCAAAATTTGAGGAAGTGCTAGGTGACCTCATTATAAAACCATCTGGCAAACCAACGCTCGTACAAGAATCGGATAAGCGTAAAGCAATGAATATTTCAAATATTAATGATGAATTTATGGAGGAAAAATAAGATGACAAATAACAAGACTAAGGTGATTACAGGTAAGGATACAAGACTTTCATATTTCAATGGCTGGGAGCCTAAATCCATTAACAGAGGACCAGAAAAGTACAGTGTATCAGTTTTAATTCCAAAGGATGATATCAAGACGATTAAAGCGATTGAAGAAGCAATCGATGTAGCAATTGAAGAAGGCATCGGAAAGTTTGGTGGCAAGAAACCAAACAAGGCAGCTATTAAACTTCCTCTTCGTGATGGAGATATCGAACGAGATGATGAGGCGTATAAAGGTCATTATTTTATCAATGCCAATAGTACCTCAGCACCACAAATCGTAGATAAGAAAGTAGTGCCAATTCTAGACCGTAGTGAAGTCTATTCCGGTTGCTATGCAAGAGTATCACTTAACTTTTATGCTTTTAATTCTAATGGAAATAAGGGTGTAGCTTGTGGACTTGGAAATATACAAAAAATTCGTGATGGTGAGCCACTAGGTGGAAAAGTAAATGCAGCAGATGAGTTCACAAGTCTTGAAGATGATGATTTCTTGGCATAGGAGGTAAATTATGACACAGATGCAAAATTTTATGTTATCGGTTTGTTTTGGGGCTGTTATGGGAACACTCATTGCCTCATGCTGGATTACGATTAAAGATTACTTTGATAAACGAAAAAAGAAAAAGCTGGAGGGTAAAAAATGAATTTAATTGATATATTTCTATCTATCTTTATTGGTACACTGATATTTGATTTTGTGGCTAAAACGGTAGTGAGTCTATATATGGATATCAAAGAACAACTGCACAGAAAGTAATGAAAAGGGTGGTGGATTCGTCTACCACCCATATTTCTTAATGTAGGGACGTGTCCCTGTTGAGCTTGCAAAGCGTACGAAACAATAATCCACCCGATATGCGGGTGCGTGACAGATGTTATACAAAAAAATCACCATTCCGTAGTATAATTGAATTGTTCAAGCTCAATAATACGAATAGGAAGGTGATTTTATGGCTAATAAAGCGAACAGCTTATCTCACACAAAATGGATGTGCAAATATCATATAGTATTTACACCAAAATACAGGTGAAAAATAATATATAATCAATATAAACAAAGTATAGGCCAAATTCTGAGACAATTATGTTCGTATAAAGATGTAGAAATACTAGAAGGCCATCTTATGCCAGACCATGTACATATGCTAGTAAGTATACCACCTAGAATTAGTGTATCACAATTTATGGGTTATCTCAAAGGAAAAAGTGCACTAATGATATTTGACAAACACGCAAACTTAAAATATAAATTTGGAAATAGGTATTTTTGGTTTGAAGGATACTATGTAAGTGCAGTTGGATTGAATTTATTCGTGGTTTGGAATATACTATTGTTAATGAGTGTAACTGTAAAGTTATTTACGGAGAGATTATGATGGAATATTTATCAATAAAGCAAACATCAGAAAAAAGGGGTATTACGGTTAGAAGAATACAGGTTCTTTGCACAGAGGGACGTATACCTGGTGCCACAAAGATTGGATCATATTGGGCTATTCCTGCAGACGCTGAAAAACCAAACGATAAAAGAATTAAGAGTGGTAAATATATAAAGAAAGGTGATATTAATGGATAGAAGTGCTTTCATTAAGACTCTGAAATAAGTATTGTAATATGATAGAAAATATAAATTAATTGAATCAAGAGACCAACTGTTGAGGTTGTTAGGTAGAGCAAGAGTTAATTTTGTTCCGCAATATGAATTTGCAAATCATGGTCGCTCCCATCAACATTGGGAGATTGTGGAATTACGAGTTCCAGTTTCTTTGTTAGAAGTCGCAGAAGAAAATGAGAAAATTTTAGTAAAGTTAGTAGAGTATGTATATGAGGAATCTGATGATTATGCTTTACACCACGTTGAAATACGTCCACAGGTAATTAATACACCAGATGAAGTAACAGAGCATAATGTAGTTTTTGATGCAATTCAAGAGGAAGTTATTCAGGGTATTAGAGATGCAAAATTTATAATATGGGCAGCTGTTGCATAG